GTATGGAGCTCATCGCTGATACCATTGTATTGATTCACGTTGTCTGCTAATAATTGATAGAAGTCTGTGTCACTGGATATGATAGTATGATGATCATCTGGATGACTTTGTATCCAACCTGCAATCAAATCATCAGCTTCTAATTCACCGTGTTGGAGGACACTACAGTTTGTCTTTTCTGCGACGAATGTTTTTAGGTTATCAAAGGTTTCCCAAAATAACTTATCTTCTTCTGCTTCACTTTCGGTAAGTGCCGCACGTGCTACGCTACGATTTTTCTTATAGGGTTCATAGAAGTCTTTGCGCCATGACCTACCTTCTAAACAGAATATAACATGATCAGCCTTTTGATCACGCCATGATTTATTGATTGATGCTAGGGTTACGTGGATAGCAAAACCCAGCTTATCCCAAGTATCACTTTGGCGATGTGCTGAATGTCGGGCTCTGAAGAATGTATTTGCGGTGTCAACAAGTAAGTATCTCATTTAACCATTATACTTTCTATTTTGGATTTTGTCAACTAACTTCTGTTCTACCGTTGCCTAGATCACGGCGATTACTTGCTCGTTTCTCAGGGTCTGCCATTTCTTGTTCATAGTTTTCCAAGACAACATTTTGGCAAACACTACGGAACCAATTGTCTACTAGGTCTTGGTCTGTTTTACCTTGATAACCGGCACGTACTAAATTGGCTACAAATTTATCATTCCAATCCAATTCAAAGGCACCCTGTCCTGGATTATCTTTATCGATATCGATCCCAAGTACTTCTACCCAAGGTTCACCGGCATCAGTTGCTAGTTCTTTTGGTGTCTTTTTGGTTTTTTGTTCTTTGATAACTGCGGGTTCTGGTTTGGTACCAAATAACGTATTGATCAATTTCTTTATCATATTAATCCTTGAATAAATCTAATTCTTCCCACGGTAAACCTGCTTTACCAAAGTGTCCATAGTTGGTTGTGCTACTGTAAATAGGGCGGAATAGATCAAATCTATTAATAATACCGCGTGGAGTTAGGTCTACATTAGTAATTATCCATTCAGTGAGCTCAGGATTATTTCCATCACTGTCAACATAAACACTCATAGGTCGCTCTACCCCGATAGCATAAGCAAGTTGGACAATAGCATGTGTTGCCCGGCCACTGGCTACAATGTTCTTGGCTAGGTAACGTGCCATGTAAGCTGCACTACGATCCACTTTGCTTGGATCCTTACCTGAGAATGCACCACCACCATGAGGGCAACTACCACCGTAGGTATCAACGATAATCTTACGTCCAGTTAGTCCTGTGTCACCATCTGGTCCACCAATGACAAATCTGCCAGTTGGATTGATTAGAAACTCTGTTTCAGCTGTGATAAGTTCTGCTGGCAATACTGTTAAGATAATTGCTTTTACCTGTTCTCTAACTGTGTCAATATCTGTGTCTGCTGAATGCTGTGTTGAACATACGATCTTAGCAATATGATTGACAGTATAATCATCATTGAATTCAATTGTGACCTGTGATTTAGCATCAGGTCCTAACCAAGTTGCTCCGCTCTTACGCACAGCAGTTAATCGTTCTACAATCTTGTGACTGTAGTAAATTGTTGGCGGCATATAGTTGGGTGTTTTATTAGTAGCATACCCAAACATAAGTCCTTGATCACCGGCACCAAACGTGTCTGTACCTAGGGCAATATCTGCTGACTGCCCGTGCATATAGTTTTTAATATCAACAGTTTCCCAATGGAATCCATCTTGTTCGTAACCGATGTCACGGATAACACGACGCACAGCATTTTCAACTTCTAGATGATTGTAAATACCTTTGTATTCACCGGCTATAACTACTTGATTAGTAGTTACTAATGTTTCGCAAGCACAACGATAGGCAGCATTGCCTTCTCGCATCATTAAATCTAATACAGCATCACTAATAGCGTCTGCTACCTTGTCTGGATGTCCTTCACTAACACTTTCACTTGTAAATAGATAGCTCATATTTTCCTTTTATTTCCCCCAACTGTTCCCCCAAAGGTCAACATGTAACCTTGGACTGTAATAATAACCACGACGCATAGCTTCATCAGCTACATTAAATTTATTACCATCGTAGACTTTAACCACGCCGCCTACTGGCATAATGTATATAACCCCTTTGAATTTGGCTTTCCTGAATTCTGATACTGCACGATCAACTTCGTCAAAGTCGCTAGGCTTTTCAACTACAAACTTGAGATAAGCGGTACCAACACGTTCATAGCTCTTAACAATCTCAGGTTTAATAGCATCGGCCCATGCCTCACCACTTGCACTTAGTTTAGCACTGACACTGAATGTTATCTCACGGCTACCACGATTCCATAGTTTCAAATACTTGGCAAAGTCCTCATGTAATTCTTGGGTACCATTTGTTTCAAATGTTAGGTTTTTTAGATTATACATATCCTTGTGACTTAACAAGTCCGGATAAGCACGTTGCCAACCTAGTAACGGCTCGCCACCTGTAATAACCAAATGTGTATCATTACCATTGGGCATGATCCAACTGTTGCTAGGCACTAGATCTAGCATACGTTTAACTACAGCATCAGTTTCTAATAGCGGGCTAAAGTTTTTGAAACGTGGATCCCATGACGCATAACTGTCACAGCCTGTTGTAACCAATGGAAGTTCTTCATATATACGATATTTTGTAGGATCGATGAACTCACGTTCTGTACTCATCTGTGTGCGATCCTTCATACCAAATCCACCACAGGTAAAGTTACAACCAAATGTCCTTAAGAACACACTAGGAACACCAATGAAGCGTCCTTCACCTTGTGCTGAATAGAATATTTCTGATACTTTAAGTTTACTCATCTAATCAATCCATAAAGGTAAATCACACATATTAGTGCGTTTAATGTCCATAACTCTGGTTTCTTCCATAGCAAGCCAGTAATGACCCAGAATACACCAGCCAAAGCAAGTATGATGATGTTCAGCGGATATATATCAAAACTTGTAAGGGTGACACCTACAACAGTAATGATATTAGCCAGCCATCCTATTAGTTTACTATGTTTTATAAAAAAATTCAACCTATCTTTCCCAAGGGTAGACAATCCAAACATCCTCTTCTGCTTTGTTTATTTCCACAGCACTGTAGTTGACTTTGCGGCTAAACTGGCTGCTCAGATTATCGAATAACACAGCAAAGCGAACATTGTTGCCCCAGACATCATCCCACGCTGTGTCATTGGGTAGATTAATACCTTGCCAATCTTCGATGATCCAATCAAGTGTAGCACCAGTATCGTTAATGTCATCTAAGATCAAGATGTTTTTACGCAGTTCTGGATCACTGGTAGGTTCATCTTTGGGTCTAGGAATTTTACTAGCACTAATATAACCAAATGCATCTTCTGCCATCCAGCAGTTGCTTTCACCACCAGCGCCGTCACGTAGGGCTACTTTTAATGTTTCCATGGGGATATCTAACATATGGCTCATATACACCGCGGGAACAAGCCCGCCGCGGGTAAGTCCAACGATATAGTCTGGACGCCAATTGTCCTTGTACATCTGATATGAGATTTTATTAACGTATTCACGGATCTGTTGATCATCTACGTATAACTTTTTCATTGCTTATCCTTTATATGCTCTGACACTGATTATTTTACCTGTTTCATTAAATGTAATAATGTCTGTGACTAAAATCTGTTCGTCATCATTGATGCTAATTAACAATTCAGCTATGACAGTATCTCCATCTTTATATAATGCTCTTGGAGTAACAGCAATAGATTTAACGCTGTTAAAAATCTTTTCATAAACAGCCAAGACATCTTCCTTGCCTTCTGCAGAATTTTCCCAGTCACGTAATACACTGCCTGACGCAAACATACGACTTACAGCATCTAAGTCTTTGCATGAGAAATGATAAAAATATTCTAAACTCAATGATTTTAAGTCACTCATCTTGGTGCAAACTCCTGTTGTAGTTTGATGTTGTCAAAGAATTCTTTCTTGGTGTTACCATCATCTTTAAACGCACCTTTGAGTACAGTGGTCTGTGTTAGACTAGAGTGCGCCATGATGCCACGATTCTCACAGCAACCATGTGTTGCTTGGATATACACAGCAACATTATCACTACCTGTGGCTTTCATTATTTCTCTTGCGATGTCATTAGCAAGTTCTTCTTGTAGTGTACCACGACGACTACACCATTGAGCAATACGAGTATACTTGCTAAGGCCAATAAGTTTTTGTGCGGCGATAATCCCAATATAGGCAACACCAGCGACAGGCTGATGATGATGACTACACATACTGCGAAGCTCACTTCTAACCACGAGCATACCTTCATAACGGTCCTCCGAATCATTTGGAAAAGCTGTA